GGGTCCTATTGGATCAGACCTTTTTTGGTTTTAGTCCAACAGATCGAGTACCATTACATGATGCAATATTCAGATTAATTTGGTATGGTGAAGGTCGATGGGATTGGGATACTGTTTATAATTGGCCAATTTTTCTTAGAAAATTCTATGTACAGAAGGTTAATGAGATTTTAGAAAAGAAGAATGAGGCGTTTGAAGAGCGAATGGCTGAAGCTGCTAACAAATCTAGCAGAAAATCTAAATAATAAATATTTATTATAAAGATGTAAATGATTCATGATAAATCGAGATAACATACAATTAATTCGCCATCTTAAATTAAAACCCAAACAAGGTGTATTTGACTTAGCTGCAAAAATAGCGCAAAGTGCAGGTTCTTTAGCTGGATCATTAAAAGCAGCAGATGATTCTGCCGTACAGGCATTGCGTGGGTTTGATAAATTACGAGGCATGAATGAAGAATTGGCTCAATCATTAATTAATGTAACGGCACAATCTTTAAAATTAGAAAATTCCAATAAAGATCTTAATGTTTCTTTTGGTATTACATCAATTGAAGCTGCAAAATTATCAATGAATTATGCTAAATTAGCACAAGGGTTAGGCATATCTCATGATAACGCAAAAAAATATGGTACTAGTTTAAAATCGATAGTGCCAACATTAAATCAAAATAATAAAATGGGCGATGTCTATTATCAAGGTTTAGTCGCTGTACAGAAAGTCATGACAACAAATTTAGGATTAACTGCAGATCAAGCAGAAGAATATACATATTATGCAACTCAACAAGGCAAGAATGCAGCTAGCGCCTTATTATCAACACAAGCAATCTCAAATGCATTAGATCCTAGTGGTGATATGGGATATTTTAAAATTGCATCAGCGGGCGTAGCAAAAGCAGGATCTACAATACAATTGCAGTATGGTAAATTATCCGGGAATTTGGAATTAGCAGTATTAAAAGCACATAGTTTAGGACTTGAGGTAAAACATTTAGCTCAAATGGGAACTCATTTATTAGATATTGAATCTAGCATTGGTGACGAATTAGAATACCAATTATTATCCGGCCATCGTTTAACAGATGCCTCCGGAAAAAGTTTAACCAATGCATATCGTACCGCAACAATGCAAGGTAAAGCTAGTGACCAAGCTGATATAATGAATAAACTTTTAGAAGATGAAGGTGATGTCTTAAACAACAACTTGTTTGCTAGACAACAAATGGCAAAATTGATGGGTATTGAAGAAGGCGAACTATCCCGAGCTTTACAGAAAAAGAAATTGCTAGAAAAATCTGGTGCTGAACATTTATTTAAATTTAAAGGCGATGAATTAAGACAACAAGCTGAGGCAGCTGGATTAACGGCAAAAGCGGTAGATGAACTCATGAAAATGGAAGATAACCGAACAGCCGATGAAATTATGCGTGAGGAGTTAGAAATAAGTCAAGAATCATTAATGGCTGATTATTTACAAGTAAAACAACTAGACTTAATCAGACAGTCATCAGAGGCCATATTAAAAAATGCTGGAAAAAAAGGTGGATATGATAAGGGCGGTGCCGGTGCAATTCCATATATGAGCTTGATTGACGATCAGACAAAAAAATTAGGTAAATTACTCCTAGAAAAACAAGTCCTAACGGACGCTAATGTAGTAACCATCGGAGAAAAAATGACCGATTCTGGTGGTTCATCTAAATCAAATGCAAATCCAGCTGGTGAAACTATTATAGAAAAACAAGACGCATTATTAATCAATGATGGTCTAATAAATTTTAATCCGCGCGATCAATTCATGCAAGTCAATGATGGCACAATGATTGCCGGAACCAATGTGGATGGAAATAAAAAGTTTGCGTCAGCACTTAATGGACAAGGCAGCAAAATGACATCTGGGCAAGTATCACAATTAGTTCAATCAATCGAAGCAATGGGTGCCTTAATGGCTGCTGCTGTAAACACACAAACAAAGGCACTAAAAAATGATAATTTATTTGGATCTGGTATTAACAATTCAACTTGGAGCTAATATATGAGTACTAATCCAACATTTGGCGTTGAAAATTCTCAATTTCATACCGATATTTATCAGACATATGCAGCAATTAATTCAATCAATACTATCACAACATCACCCGGTGAATTCCCGGTTGGTCCAGCTGAAAGCACAAATGCTGATATTAGCAGTCAGATTAAATCATTTGCTGGACAATTTGCTGCGCAAGCATTAGGATCATATACTGGGTTTCCACAAGTAATATCAATCGATACAAATAAAGGCCCTGGTGGTGTATATTATTCAAAATTTGCAACATTGCCATTAGATAAATTATCAGATCGAAATACAATTGGATTTCAATACACAGATTTCCGAGCTAAAGTTGCATATGCAAACAATTTAGCTCCTAGATTTGATGGTGCTAGTGCAGGCCTCCGGAAATCGTATGTAGCAATTGCATACGCCGCGGCATCTGCGAGCCCATATGGTGCGTATAGCATATTCAATTTAAACGGAAACAAGAATTTTGGTGCTGGTATTGGCGATCATTCTAGTCCAGGTGCTATAATTAGTGATTTTACAATGAGAAGTCATGTAGCTACTAGATGGGATCCGACCGCCGGTAAAGATAAATCCACCGGTGTTCCAAAAGGTGCTTGGAAACATACTAGATATCCAAATGAATTAATAACACCATTTCGTGGAGATCGTGTAACTGTTATAGATTTTGGTCAACGAGTTTTAGATAATGCATATGCATGGAATCCTGTATTAAGTGATGATCCGACCGGTATGTTAGGAAAAGCATTAGGCGCAATTAATGCCGGATTAACTCAGGATTTTATAAAATTCTTCTTTACAGGTCCTTCGTTATTTAATGGAAGAACTGATGACCAAAAGGATGATATTATAGTGTTCCGAGCTATTATAAACACATTAACCGATTCATTTCAAGCCAATTGGAATCAAGTTCAAATGATTGGTCGAGCAGATCCAAATTATCAATATACTGGATTTAGCCGAGATTTAAATTTAGACTTTACAATTATAGCAACGGACCGGGATGAAGTTAAACCAATTTGGCGTAAATTGAATGCATTAGCAGGATATACGGCACCTGAATATGATAAATCCACTATTGCATTAAAAGCTCCATGGCTGCGCATAACAATTGGAGATTTATTTGTGCAACAACCAGCATTCTTAACCGGACTTTCATATACATTACAAGATTCAGATACATCATGGGAAATTAATATAGAACAAGATCCTACAATGATGCAAGTACCACATAAAATTTCAGTATCTTGTCAAATAACTATGGTGTCAGACTACATACCACAGAAAAATGGAAAATTCTATACATTGGCTAAAACATTTACTAAATCCGGAGTGTCTGTTTTTGGTGATGACAATTGGCTAAATGACTCTGACACTAATGCCGATATAACAGCATACAAAGACGAGCAAAAAGCTGCTAAAGAAACCAAACCACCTAAAGCTACTGACAACGAAAAAGCAGTAACTGGTTTGACTCCTAAGATAGATTCTGATACAACTTTTGCTGGAACATCCCCTCCGCCAACACTCCTGTAAGTTAAATTTTAAAATTATAAAAGATTAATTATGAGCAGATATTCATCAACACCAGTAATACAAGACGCAACCGAGCAACGCAGAAAAGCTACAACAATTATTCCGGTGATACCAATATCAGTTTCTGATATATACATACAAATAACATCATCAGACCGATTAGATAAATTAGCTAATACATTTTATGGTGATTCAACTTTATGGTGGGTTATTGCTACGGCAAATAATTTAGGTAAAGGAACCATTGTAGTTCCACAAAATGTTATATTAAGAATACCTAGTAAATCAAACATACAACAAATAATTAATAATATAAATTTAAGATGAGTAATATATTTTATTCAAATGTCGATCCAAATTTAAAAAACGAATTAAATGCTCGGGGACGATCTGGATATAATCGTACTACAAAAGATTTGCAATTCATGCTTGAAAAGATTGCGAATGTAGAGTTAGAAGCATTTGATAGCAATGATCCTGCAGAGAAAAAAGTTATTGATACTATATCAGTAGGTACACTTGGTGGTAATTCTGTTAGAGATGGTCGATATTTACCAACTGGACCTGATGGATTTTTGAATGACACTAAAACGTATGAAATTAAATCAGTATCTATCGATCCAGCAACAGGCGTTGCATCTAATGTATCTACCTCCGGAATAGATTCATCTCGTAGAACCGGTCCATATATTACTGATGTTGAATTCAATTTATCTGATCATAGTATGGGATTGTTAAATAAAGCCACTGTGCAAATATCAATTCCAGCCCCAGAGCGAGACTTAGATTCAATGGAAGATATTTGGTTTAGACCAGGTCGGTCAGTACGTATAACTATTACGCATCCAAACTCTGCTATTATTACTGATACAAAATTATCTGGTGATGGATTACCTAATTATGAAAAATTAAAAGAATTGTATCCGCAATTAGAAAATAAAGATAAATTAGCTGAGTTTAAAGAACGGGTATTGAGTATGAATACTTCGACATTTAATGGTTTAATAACATCTTTTGAATTTTCATATTTAGCATCTGGAGTTGTAGAAGCATCTATATCATTAACTGGTACTAGCAACACATATATTGATACTACCATGTACTTACCAAATGCAGTAGAAATAAAACCACCAGATCCAACAACAACAAGTGATATAACAATCGATCCGGTTATTAAACCAACTGCTGGTGAAGAAACAGACCCTCCTGGTGAATCTAGTTTCTTTAATCTATTATATAAAACAGTTGATGCTCAAATAATAAATGCAACTGGTAAATACAATTTCGAAGCATCCGGATGTATTGTGTATAAATCATTTACAACCAGTATAACAGATCAATTAATTGTTTTTGGTGATCGATATCAAGCAACGGCTCCAAAACCACCACTTGTACAGACAAATATTGTACCTAATAATTTTTCTAGATACATAACATTAGGAGCATTAATTCAATTTATTAATGATTACCCTATAGCAAACATTACAGGATCGTTGCCAATGGCTGCTATTATATGTGATGATACGAATGCATGGAGTAATTCTTTTGATTATATAACATCATGTATTCCAGATGACATATTATTTTTATCAAAGACCCCTGATAACATAGATGAGAAAAATATGAGCGTATACGGTATTAACGGTACTGCACCGGGAGTAGTAGATCCGGTGTTAGCATATTATAAAAATTTAACTTCTGATACATTAACATTAAAACAAAAAAGTACTGCCGAGTATGCAAGACAATGGCCTGGATTAGATGATGTCGTCGACGGTAAATCTATTCTATATCCATCTCGTATTTTAATTAATATAGAAATAATACAAGAAATATTAATTGGAATGGAAAATGCCAAAACCAAAAAACGAACTACCGGTATAACAAGTGGTGGTAGTAATGGATTTACTTTAAAATATTTTTTGCAAATAATAAGCAGTCGTATTGAATATGCATCTGCTGGTGCAATAAGTTTAGCACTAGTCTCATACCCAACTGATCCGGATTTGATGTTTTTTAAAGATACAAAATTCATAAAACCAGAACCAGGTCAACCACCAACACCGGTTAAAGCATATTCGGTACCCATGATGGCAAATCATGAATTTGGAACAATTGTTAAAGAATTTAAATTGCAAGCAACACTTCCGGAGAGTGCTAAAAATTTATCATATGTGTTAAATCAGGATCCTAGTAAAATTAGTGAATTAGATATTGCCCCTTATATGAATTACATGTATAATGCAAAAGATGCAGCTTCAATCAATAAAATTGCTGAGCAATATACAATTAGACATACAAATTCAATTACGGAATTACTAAAATCTAAAAAGTCATATGGACTTACACCTAACTTGGCAGAAAAATCTAGTGCTCTACATAAACAATTAGCTACGTATTTACAGTTCCCAACCGATGATATTAGAAAGTCAGCACAATTAACGGCACCAATATTTCCATTTTCAGCAGAATTTACAATTGATGGTATTAATGGGTTTAAATATGGTGATGTATTAACATTCGATTTATTACCAACAAAATATCGAGTTAATACAGTATTTAGTGTTATAGGTATTACACATAAAGTAGGTTCAGATGGCGGATGGTATACTACGATTCGTTGTATCATGAGACCAAGTATAGATTAATATGAGACAGAAATTATATTACACGGTAGATGAAATAACAAATAATCTATATACTAGTGGATCGGCATGGATGGCCGAAACCAATGTAGAATATATCGGCGCATATCATACATATAGTACCGGTGAAGTATATACCGAAGCTACGTGGGATTCTAGAACATCTAAAAAATTAATTAAATACACCGTTGAAAATACTGCAGTAACTGCATATAAAAAATTAAAAACTATAAATGTTAAATATGATATGCCACATAGTTCAGTTATACAAATAACACCTGCAGATATTAAAGCCGGATATGTGCGTAGATATTTCTTAAAAAAAATTAATGATTCAACTATAACTGAAATTGATAGCACTGAATTCGGGAAATATTCATCCAATCAATTTGATCCTATATTGTATTCAGCAATTACACTCAATTGGAAAATCTCCGGGGCGGTATATGATAATTCTGCCGATGGGGTATTTCATCGGGGAGTTCAAACTACAAACCAATTAATGGTGGCCGCCGCAGAAGCCCAAATGCCGGGTATATTAACTAAATTAACAAATTATACCGAATATTATATGTCAGATGATCTAGCATCCCCAAAAGATATCAACTCATAAACTTGGATATCTGAAATTATTTTCATATTATTATAATGTATGATAGTAGATACTGAGGATGACGTAAATGCTCTGTTTGATTATATACAAGACAAAAAAACTTTATTAGTACCAGTATTAGCAGATCCAAACCTGCATGCATCTATTAATAAGCTATCTTGTATTTATATTTACACAGAAGATGATATTGAGCGAATAGTACCTATCCGGCATACTGAACAAATAACTGGCTTTACCGAACATGTAAACCGATTTCTCGAATTAACAAATATCTTTGTATATGATAAAAAAGCATGGCTTCAAATTGGTGGAAATGATGCCGTATGGGATATTAAGACACTTTGGTGGTATACTTACGGCGAATCTTATGATGAAACCCATTATTACACAGCAGCTCACACGTTTTATTGGCGCAGACACACAGCATTACCAAATGTTAACGGGTTGATCCCATTAATGCAGCATTTAGCAATGTGTCAGAAGATTAGAAAATATGCTTGGCCAATGTGTAAGAATTCAAAGTTAACGGATTCATATTTACAATTTAATTCAGTATATCCGGCAATATTTGCTGAGATAGAAAGGGCTGGTTTATGTGTAACTGCAGATTTCAGAATGCCAGAATTAATTACCGATACACGTGTTTATAGCAATTACCATTATCATACGACAACCGGACGTCCTAGTAATGCATATAGAGGATTCAATTATGCAGCAATGAACAAGGAAGATGGCACTCGTAACGCATTTTGTAGTCGGTTTGATAGTGGTGCATTAGTTGAAATGGATTTTGATGCATATCATGTTAGATTGATTGCTCGATTAATTGGATACACATTACCAGCAGATTCAGTGCATGCATATTTTGGTAAATTTTATTTTGATACTGATGAATTGACTACGGAACAATATGAGCAATCCAAGCAAATAACTTTCCGGTTGTTGTATGGTGGTATCGATACTGAATTTTTATCAATTCCATTTTTTAAACAAGTAAATGATTTTATATATGATTTATGGAGAACCTGGAAAGCTAAAGGCTATGTTAAAACTCCAATATTACAAAGAAAATTAAGTTCAGACACTTTAAAGAATATGACAGCAAACAAATTGTTTAATTATTATTTACAAGCAGTAGAAACAGAGGTATCTGTACAGAAACTACAGCAATGCAAATTATTATTACAAACATACAACACAAAGATGATATTATATACATATGATTCCCTGTTATTCGATGTACCAGTAGCAGAAGCGAAGGAAATTTTACCAAAACTCAAAGCAGTGCTAGAAACGGGTAACTTTCCGGTGAAAATACAAGTTGGCAATAATTATAATAAAATGAAAACTATTACAATATGAACATAGATTCAATTTTAACCGAGTGGTGTTATCGATTACCAAAAGGGTATCCAACATCTACACGTGATTATGAAGTATTATACAATGTACTTTTAGAAACATGTAACTGTAGTATCGAACAAGCTCGCAATATTGTAAACCGAGCAAAAGGCAATGTTACAGATTATATTAATGAAGGACTCAAAATTGGATCTATAGAAAATCAATTTTTGTCAAAAGCTGTACGAGAAGCTGATAAGGAACAAGATTTAGCAAAATTTTTAAGTTTACTACCAGTTGCAGCTGAGTTACCTACTTTAAAAGTATTGAATAAGTTATCATATGACGAATCTCAACAATTTGCAACTTTATTATATTCAGAAACAACAGTTAGTGAAGAGCTTTTAAATACAATAAATTTCAGATCTGGAACTTACGGTCGATTATTTGAAATACGTCCTACTGGTTTTGGAAAAGGAGAAGTACTTTTAACAGCACTACTTCGAGATTCTTTTATACAGGGCGGTAATACTCCATATGATTTAAATGTTAATGGCGCAAAATTTGAGGTAAAGGATTATAGTAATCCAAAAAAACCAAATGCATCAATTCGATTAGGAACAAAGGGAACTGTAACGAGATTCCGATATTGGGATGAAATTACTGCAACATTTCAAAGATTAGCACAATTACGAGGTATTGATAGTCCCAAATTTGATTTAGATAAATTATTACCAGAATCATTATTAGAAGCAATACGATATTTAGACGATCGCCGCCATGTTATTTTAGCTGGAAATCTTGGAATGAAAGATAAATATTATCTAGATATGTTTTATCGTGAAGCAAATAAGTTATCATCTGAAATTAAAGGTTATACTAATGTTATTTTAAGAGGACCAAATCAAGAACCAATTGAAATGTCAATTGAACCGCTCGATGATGCTACCGGAGATGCATTTGTAATTCGACCAGTCCGGGATCAAAGTCAAAATTTAACATATGTTAATGCAGAATTACGAAGATTAAAATATGTTAGAAATCCATTAGAGTTAGATATAGATATGGCAGACGCTGTTGAATCTATTATTGCCGATGTAACATTCATAGTATTCCGACCTTCTCGAATAAATGTTACACAAGATCTGCGGTATGTTGTATCTGATTCTGGAAAGGTACGTATTATAGAAAAAACTGTCACTCCAGAAGATACCGAAGTTGGTACTGAAGACGATGAAAACGATGAGGACATGAATTGAAAACACAACTACTTTGCACATTTGCACACCGAACCGATTTAAACATAATTACTGAATATATACAAACTAGTTACGAGATACCAGAATGCCGAATATTTGTATTTTCAAATGCCGAAGTGTCTGATAATTTATATTGCACATACAATGCACTAGCATCAGACCGTAGAGGCCAGAATACGATTAGTATACATCGCAAGAAAGAAACGAATACACTGTATACCGTCAATGCACTTAATGCAGTCATTCGTTCGGTAAATAATGGTATTGTTGACAAAACATATCAAGTTGATTGGCCACATTATCAAAATTCATTTATACTTACAGATGATTTAGGATTTCGAGTGATTGACCTCATTTTCTTCAAGAAAATCTCTTGGTCTTGATATTTATATGTGAATAAAGGATTATATGATAAAATTAAAAACATTGTTAAAAGAAAATATGCGCAGATTTAGAACTAAAAATCTAAACGAAGACGAAGATCAAAATAACAACGGATATCCAGATGGTACTGAAGGTGGAGACAATGAAATACTTTTTAGGGACTTCACAACAGGTGATAAATCTTTTATAGATTACCAAGAGAAAAAACTTTCAAATAATGAAACAGATTATTTATTTCTCAATACATATTCTTCAATGGAAGAAGCTAAGGCAGATGGTGGGAAAGATTATATGTATCTAGAAAGAAATGGAAAAATATTTTCATTTTTTCCAACGGGATTTCCGGATTCAACGGAACGGATCTAATAATTCTGAATTTTAAGATTCAGAGTCTACCGACTTTGATATCATTAAAAAATAAACAAAAAAACTTAACAAATAACTTGGAATTACAGAATTAATTATCTATTATATAATATAATTAACCATAATGAATTACGAAAAAATATATCAACAACTAATGGACCGCGCGACATCGCGGACATTATCTGGTTATAAAGAACGCCATCACATTGTTCCAAAATGTATCGGTGGCGACAACTCAACATCAAACTTAGTTCAATTAACAGCCCGCGAACATTTTATCGCTCATAAATTATTATGTAAAATTTATCCGGGAATTAAAGGAATACAATTTGCATTTTGGGCAATGGTTGTATATAAATCTAAAAAAAATCAACGAGAATACAAAATCAGTTCACGTGAATATCAATTAATTCGCGAAGACATTTCTATAATAATGCGCGAACTTAAAACAGGCGGACAAACTCCACATTTAGCCGAAACAAAATTAAAAATAAAAACAGCTCTCACCGGTAAAAAAAAGTCTAAAGAACATACAACAAAAATATGGGAAGCTAGAAATAGAAATGGAAATAACATCCCATGGAACAAAGGACTTAAAGGAGTACAAATCGTTTCAGATGAAACCCGTGAGAAAATGCGATTATCACATTTAGGTAAAAAAAAAATAAAATAAATTAATAATTCTTGGATTTAATTAATAAATTAATTATAATATAGTAGTAAGTAATAAACAAATAAATAAATTAACAAAAAAGGTAAATTATGGCGTTAGACTTAACAGCAATTAAAAACAAACTCAGCCAGTTGAACAAAGTGGATGACAAAAAACAGAATCTTTGGAAACCTGAAGCAGGTAAAACCAGAATTCGTATTGTACCATATGTACACAGAAAAGAAAATCCGTTTTTGGAATTGTATTTTCATTACGACATTGCAAAGAGATCAATGCTATCTCCAATCTCATTTGGTAATTCAGACCCAATTGTAGAATTTGCAGAAAAATTAAAAAAGACAGGCGATAAAGATGAATGGATCATGGGTCGTAAAATCGAACCTAAGATGAGAACATATGTTCCTGTTATTGTGCGAGGCAAAGAAGCTGAAGGCGTTAAGTTTTGGGGATTCGGAAAACAAATTTACACTGAACTTCTTTCAATCATTTCTGATGCTGATTATGGCGATATTACAGACTTAATGAATGGTCGTGATATTGATGTAGAGTTTACTCCGGCAGAAGGACAAAACTTTCCTAAAACTGTGATTCGTGTTAAACCTAACACACAACCGGCGACAGATGATAAAGCAATTGCTGAAAAAATCATGAACCAACCTGTAATTACTGATATCTTTCCTGAACCATCATATGATGAATTAGAAAAAGCATTATCTGAGTGGATGAATCCTGAAAATGTAGATGCAGACGTAGCTACACCATCATCTTCAACCACATCTAATGATGATGATGACGATGAACCAGCAAAACCAGCAAAAGCATCAAAGCCAGTAGCAGGTAAAGTTGAGGATGTTGCATCTGCATTTAACGACTTATTTAATTAAGGCGTACAGATATGGCAAAGACTAAAAGTAAATCAGAACTGTCTGACAGTTTAGCAAACACCTTAGCAGATAGCATTAACAAGCAATTTAAAGGTCAAGCATTAAAAACAGCATTTTTCCTTGCCGGCGATAATGATGCACCGACACACGTAACGGAATTTATTTCGTCAGGATGTTCGATGTTAGATTTAGCAATTTCAAACCGACCGAACGGAGGATTCCCAGTAGGTCGGATTACTGAGATTACCGGATTAGAAGCATCAGGTAAATCATTGTTAGCAGCACACACATTAGCCGAAACACAGAAGCGAGGTGGATTAGCAGTATATATTGATACAGAAGCGGCAACTAGTGCTGAGTTCCTGGAAGCAATTGGTGCTGACTTAAAAACTATGCTGTATGTGCCATTAGAAACGATTGAAGAAATATTTGAAACTATTGAAACGATTGTTGATGGTGTTCGTAAATCAGATAAAGATCGATTAGTTACAATTGTAGTGGATTCGATTATGGGTGCATCAACTAAGATAGAGATGGCTGCTGAATATGATAAAGATGGATATGCAACTAGTAAATCTATTATTTTATCAAAGGCAATGCGTAAAGTAACCAATTGGATTGCTAGAGAGCGTATTTGCTTGATATTCACTAATCAACTAAGAACCAAATTAGGCGTATCATTTGGCGATCAATGGACAACAGCAGGTGGTAAGGCAATTCCATTCCATGCATCGGTCCGATTAAGACTAAAGAATACCGGTCAAATCAAAGCTAAGATTAATGGGGTTGAACAAATTGTTGGTAGCAAAACCAATGTGCAAGTTGTGAAGAATCGTATTGGACCTCCACATAGAAAAGTAGATTATGAAATCTATTATGATAGTGGAATTGATAATTATGGTGGATGGTTAACCATCATGAAAACATTTGATATCGTTTCGCAATCCGGAGCCCATTATACATTGCAAGATGTAGATCATGTAACCGGCCAATTATATGGCGAAATTAAGTTTCAAAGCAAAAACTTTTTTGACAAAGTAATTAATATTCCAGCAGTAAAAGATCGTTTGTATAGTAGAATATGTGATGCATATATCTTTAAGTATCAAGCAGGAATCGATGGTGGAATAGATGATGTAATCATCACAGATGAAGTTATAGACGAAGAAGGCTAATAAGCAAAATAAGTATGAATAAATATCAACAATTATTCAAACAGTTACAAAAAGAAAAAGAATCTAACCCGTCGGATGTTAATGATCACATTATGGTGTTCGACGGGTTAAATACTTTTATCAGAAGCTTCGGCGCAACTCCATCAACAAATGAAGATGGTGAGCATATTGGAGGTATTACTGGATTTTTGTATTCTATTGGAAAAGCAGTACGAGACTTTAAACCTAGTAGGTGTGTTATTGTGTTTGATGGTGTCGGCGGATCTGCTAGACGAAAGAAAATATATAAAGACTACAAAGGAAATAGAGCAAATAAAACTAGATTGCGAAGACACGATCATCAACAATTTACGACAATCGAAGATGAGCAAGAAGCAATGCGTTGGCAATTTAGTCGATTAATATCATATCTTGATAATTTACCGGTTACATTTTTATCAATTGACGGTATTGAAGCTGATGATACTATTGCCTATATTGCACAGATGTACAATGACATTAGCAAGAAAGTTACCATTGTATCAACCGATCGAGATTTTTATCAATTGATTAGTCCCACATTGCAAGTATGGTCACCCATTAAAAAGAAAATGTATGATGAACAGACTCTTATTGAAGAATTTGGAGTGCATCCAAACAATTATGTTGTATACCGGACTTTTACTGGAGACACATCTGATAATATTCCTGGCGTTGCTGGATTTGGTCCAAAGACAATTTTAAAAGCATTTCCAGAATTAGTTAGTCCCGCAGAATTCACATTAGAAGACCTGCAAACTAAGTGCACCGATAAAGTGTCATTAAACGAAACAAAAAATTATCAAAAGGTACTTGACAACTATAAAATTATTGACAAGAACTATCGTTTAATGAACATCAAGTTATTAAATATTCCTGCTAGGAACTCAACCACAATACGTGGAATAATGCAACAACCAATTCCAAGCCTAAACAAATTAGAATTCCAAAGATTATTTATGGAAGACAAAATGTGGGGCACAATGAAGAATTTACCAGAATGGCTAAGCAACACTTGGTTATCATTAAATGCATTTGCACATCAAACACACAAATAACCGGTTGGTTTTATTCAATAGTTTTATTATAATAGGTTTATGAATTATAAAAGAAAACAGTGCTTAGATATGAAAGGGGGACTGGGTGACTGACAAATTATCAGAATACGGATGGAGTTTCCAAGTAAAGGTCTTAGCAGCAATGTTTACGGATCGAATATTTTTACAACAAATTGCAGATATTATACGAGCAGATTATTTTGAATCTGATGCAAATAACTGGTTATTGGATACTATTATAACGCATTTCCGTTTATATAAAACTCCGCCATCAAAAGATGTGTTAAAGGTTAAATTAACTGAATTACATGATGATGGTCCTGAGGCAGTATTAAAGGCTGCTATATTAGAACAATTGAAAGATGTGTTTCGATTTATGGAATCAGATGATTTATCATTTGTGAAAAACGAAATATTGAATTTTTGTAAAAATCAGGAAATTAAACGAGCAATAATGGATTCGGTTGGCCTATTGAAAATGGGTAACTATGATGAAATTAAAACTAAGATTGATACAGCAATGAAAGCTGGGGCTGATACAGATATTGGCTTAGATTATAAAATTACCGTAGCTGCTCGTTATGATGAAGCTGCTCGTGCCACAATAACTACCGGGTGGGATGTTGTTGATGATTTAATGGATGGCGGATTAGCACCAGGCGAATTAGGAGTAGTAATGGCACCTGCGGGAATTGGTAAATCCTGGCTGCTTATTAATATAGGAGCTAATGCAGTTAAACATGGTAAAACAGTTATACATTATACATTAGAGTTGAACAAGGAATATGTTGGTCAACGATATGATTCTGTGTTAACCGGTATTAATGCACAAACATTGAAACATCATTTAGAAACGGTACAAGAAAAAATGGATTCACTTCCAGGTGAATTAATTATCAAGTATTTCCCGACAAAATCAGTAGGGGTATTAGGACTTAAAGCTCATTTAGAAAAAACAATTATGCTTGGTCAAACTCCAGATTTAGTAATTGTGGATTACGGTGATCTATTGAAAATTAATACGAAAAAAGATAAACACGAAGCACTAGAAGAATTATATGAAGATCTTCGGGGTATGGCCGGTGAATATGAAATACCAGTTTGGACAGCATCTCAAGCAGGTCGATCGGCATTAGAAGAAGATATTATCGAAGCTGACAAAATTGCATCATCATATGGTAAGGTAATGGTTGCTGATTTCTTAATGTCACTTTCTAGAAAAGTTGAAGACAAAATGTCAGGTACTGGTAGAGGTCACGTTATTAAAAATAGATTCGGACCAGATGGTGTTACGTTACCATGTAAGATTAATACTAATAACGGTCAATTCCAATTTTTTGAACCACAAACTGCTCAAGGAAAGCAAACTACACAAGTTATGAAGTCAGGTGAAAATATTATGAAGAAAAATTTAGCACAAAAGTTTAAAGACCTGGGTGGAAGTTTTGGATAAAATCATATTTATATTAAATAAGGTCCGGGTGGTATAGCTCGGACCTATTTTTGCCTTATATCAAATTATTTATTAACAAAAAAAGGATTAAAACATGGAGATTTCAAACAAAATTCTGAGTGACGTAACTGTATATATGAAATATGCAAAATATGTACCGGAATTGAATCGACGCGAAACGTGGGAAGAATTGGTTACGAGAAACAAAGAGATGCATTTTAGAAAATATCCTCAGTTACGCGAAGAGATTGAATCTGCATACAAGTATGTGTATGATAAAAAGATACTACCGTCAATGCGTAGTTTGCAATTTGGTGGTAAGCCAATCGATATATCTCCAAACAGGATTTATAATTGTGCATATCTTCCAATCGATGATTATAGAGCATTTGGTGAGACAATGTTTTTATTGTTAGGAGGAACCGGAGTCGGATATTCTGTACAAACACATCATATTGAGAAGTTACCAGAAATTAGGAAACCAAATCCTAAAAGAACTCGTCGCTATTTAATTGCGGATTCAATTGAAGGATGGGCAGATGCAGTTAAAGCACTAGTTAAGTCGTATTTTGAAAGTGGATCCACATTCGTATTCGATTTTTCAGACATTCGAGCTAAAGGCGCTAGATTGGTAACATCGGGAGGAAAAGCTCCCGGGCCACAACCACTTAAAGAATGCTTAATCAAATTGCAAGGAATATTAGATGCAAAAGAAGATGGTGACCGATTATCTTCAATTGAAGTTCACGATATGGTATGTTATGTTGCCGATGCAGTATTAGCAGGTGGTATACGTAGAGCAGCTCTAATTAGTCTTTTTAGTGCAGATGATGAAGAAATGATTGCTTGCAAATCAGGTAACTGGTGGGAATCAAATCCACAAAGAGGCCGAGCAAACAACTCAGCAACATTAATGCGTCACAAATTAACAAAAGAATTCTTTATGGATCTTTGGAAACGTGTTGAATTGTCAGGAGCAGGTGAACCGGGTATATATCTTACCAATGATAAAGATTGGGGAACTAACCCATGTTGTGAAATTGCTTTAAGACCTTTCCAATTCTGTAACTTGTGTGAAGTTAATGCATCTGACATTGAATCGCAAGAAGACTTGGAAAATCGAGTACGAGCAGCAGCATTTATTGGAACACTTCAAGCAGGATACACTGATTTTCATTATCTTCGTCCGGTTTGGAAACGCACAACTGAGAAAGATGCATTAATTGGTGTATCTATGACCGGAATTGGTTCTGGAACGGTATTAGGCTATGATATGAAGGCAGCTGCGAAGGCAGTTAAGACGGAAAATGAACGTGTTGCTGATATTATAGGAATTAACCGGTCAGCTCGTACAACAACCGTAAAACCAGCAGGAACCACATCATTAGCATTAGGTACGTCATCGGGTATTCATGCATGGCACAATGATTATTATATTCGTCGTATCCGTGTAGGAAAAAATGAAGCAATATATTCATATTTGTCAACGAATCATCCAGAACTAGTAGAAGACGAATATTTCCGTCCACACGATACCGCAGTAATTTCAATTCCACAAAAAGCACCAGAAGGCGCAATTATGAGATTTGAATCTCCATTCCAATTATTAGATCGTATCAAACGAGTACATTTGGAGTGGGTTAAACCAGGACATCGTTCAGGTAACAATACACACAATGTTTCTGCCACAGTATCATTACGAGATGATGAATGGGATTTAGCAGGAGAATGGATGTGGACTAATCGGGATCATTATAATGGTCTTTCTGTATTACCATATAATGGCGGTACTTATATACAAGCTCCATTTGAGGATTGTACCGAAGAAACATATAACACGATGATGCAATCATTGAAGGGTATTGATTTAAGCAAAGTAATTGAATTAGATGATAATACTGATTTATCCGGCGAGTTAGCTTGTGCTGGTGGCGCGTGTGAGATTAAATAATGATACAGCCAGCATCAAAAGATTGGATACAACAATTGTTCGTGAGGGAGTTTGGAAACAAGCTCCTTCCTACGGACTTTTACTATGAAAATGGATATCGAGTATTTACTGAAGAATATCATGCCCGGCGTGGTTCTTGTTGTGGTAATGGTTGTAGGCATTGTCCATATAATAAAGACGAAAAAACTTTGAAATTACAATAAAATATCTTATAATAATAAAAAAGATTAGGTTATGACAGATAAACAACGGCAGAATTTGGAGCTAGTACAACCCGGGTTCGCAAATGGTATCTCAACTCAATTAGCAAATAAACAAGCAATATATGGACCGGATGCTAAATTAAGTGATGTTGAAAAAGGAGATATAATTGAAGCAGCTGCAAAACATTATGGAAACTTTCTATCAGCATTAGGAGTTGATTGGGAAAATGATCCAAATTCAGACAATACTCCGCGTCGAGTAGCAAAAGCATATGTAAACGATTTATGGGCAGGTAGATATAATCCGATGTCGGGTATAACTGCATTTCCTAGTGATGGATATGATGGTATTGTGTTTGAAGGAGGTATTCCATTAACATCAATGTGTAGCCATCATCATCAAACAATTGGAGGTAAAGTTCATATTGCTTATATTCCAGCAGAAAATGGCAATGTTATTGGGTTAAGTAAAATTAACCGAGTAGTTGAACACTTTGGCAGACGAGGTGCAATACAAGAACAATTAACCGTAGCTATACATCATGCAATTGAAGAATTAATTGAAGGAGCTAAAGGAGTTGCTGTAATGATTGATGCAACCCATAATTGTGTATCTTGTAGAGGCGTAAAACATCAAGGAGCTTCAATGAAGACCGCAAAGTTATCAGGAGCATTTTTAGATGATGGAAATGCAAGATCTGAATTTTATCAATTTGTAAAAGGTTATTAATGGGTAGATTACATGTAAAATTAATTAAATGGGTGTCCAATAAATTTGGATATAAAATTGTAATGCTTAAAACAGCAAATGGAACAACAACTATTGAAGGAGATAAAGAAGTACTTCGATATGTAGATGTATCTGGTTACTTCTTTAAAAAAGAACCACTTTCTAGAATAAAATCATCTAAAACTCCAACATCAGCTAAAGAAATGTTTTTAGCTGATCCAGTTCCACATATTGATAATGTTAACCCAATAACTAAACTATCACGCGAACAACTTAAAGAGTTAGGATTAACAATTGATGTGGATGTAACTAATTGTAAAAACTACAAAGAAGCATCTAAAGTACAAGACCAAATTATAAATGGAGATGTTAAAATTAATATCATAAAGAATAAAAAACCAAAGAAAAATGGGTAGATATATTTCAACAAAGCTATTTGAAAATTATTCAGTAGCACTTAGACAATGGCGAGCATCACATTCGCACTGTGAACTTTTACATGGATATGCTTTGAAATTCAAAGTTTGGTTTGCCTCAAATGAACCGCTAGAAGAAAACCAATTAGATGATATGAATTGGATTGTTGATTACGGTGGATTTAAAGATGCACCAAAAGGCAATGGTTTAAAAAGCTGGATGGATCATATGTGGGATCATACTTTGTTAATTGAAAAAGATGATCCATATTTAGACTTCTTTGAATCT